TCACGGTGCCGTTACTGATTTGATGGGACGTAATCGCCCATCGCCATTCGCCGCCTTTATGGAGAGCGACAAACTCCAGCGGACGCTGCGACAGCTTGAAGGCGTCAGAGACCACGACGGTCCCTCGCAGCGTCCCGGTGCCGGTCTTTCGATTGACAATGACGCGGTATCCGTTGATCCCGGCCGCGACGTAGTAGGACCATTTAATCTGGCCCACTACGCCGCGGATCGTGATCTCTGGCGTCCGCTTTAGACCCGCGACCAATCGCCTGACGCCTTGAAGTTCGACGTGCCAGCAACCGCGCCCTTGACATCCACGGTGATGTCATTCAGGTCCACATACGCCGGACCGCTCCAGTAGTGCGACTCGTTCGTGGAGGGCACCAACCGGAGCACGACCGGGTTCGGATTCTCCGTCGCCTCGAACAAGGCTTCGGAGTCGCCCGAGAGTGGCGACCCGGCATCCATGCTGTAGAAGAAGCTGATCGACCCACTGATGTCCGGCAGATCCGGCACATACACCTTGTTGGCGTCCTGAAAGCAGGTGACGTCAATGAAGTTGCGCGTCTTGCTGAGCGTCCATTTCGTGATGGACCCCAAGGTAACGACCGGCGAACTGTCGGCAATTTCGACTGCCCCAAACCGTCCTGAGATACGTGCCATGTGACTGACTCCTCTTGTGAACCTTACAAACTCATTTGCACCCGGTAATGGCCCCCGCGATGGAACCACCGGATGCGATCATCGAGATCATCCACTTCCGTCATGCGCAGCCGGGCTTCGCGTTCCAGGGTCATCGGCGTATAGCCCGCCACGAGCAACGACGCTCCCTCCAGCACCGTATCAATGCGGTCGGCCGCCTGCTGAATCAGCGTCGTCGGCGGCGATCCCGTGGCCGACCCCATTGCCGTCTTGAGCATCACGGCCTTGACCAGATACAGGGCATCTTCATACGCCCGTCCCCCGAACATCCGCACGTCCGCTTCGTCCACGAGCGAGACGATCACGAACAGCTTCGCGTGCGGTGGCGCTTCGTCCCAAAAGACCCCATCGGGCGTGAGCGCCATTAAGGTCGCATCGCCCGACAGCAGCGCCAAGAGCCCATCGTCAATGGCCGAACTATCCGGCATTGCCCGACACCGTGAAGCCCTCGCGCTGCACGAGGCCGATCAAGTCTTCCTGCATCAACCGCCGTTGACGAATCATCGTGCGCACAAACGCATGCGTCGGCGCACTCCGGCCCCACATCTTCCCCGTGCGATGATCGTGACCCGCCTTCGTCGTGTAGTGCCGCGCCTGCGTGCCATTGTCGAACCACCAGGCATGCCGTGCCGTGCTTTTGACTTTAGCGTTGACCCCGAAATTGCCGGTGTTCACGGCCGATTCGACCTTGACATGCGACGACAGATTGCCGGTGACGTCGTGCTGCCGGTAGACCGCTTCGATGTCTACACCGGCCGTGAGCGCCCGGTCAGTCACAATCGACCGCGCCTCGTCCGCCAAGTGCTGCGGCAACTGACGAAGCGCCGCCTTGAACTCGTCCAGGCCGACCCAGTTGAGCGTTACGCTCATGGCACGATCTCCTGGCAGAGCAACACGAGTTCCTTGTGCCGTTCATTCGGGTCGATCAAACTCACCACGCTCAGTCGCCGTGCCCCGTAAAGCAGGGAGGTCTTCAGCGTCACGTCCGAGCGATACGGACCCGTCACGATATGCGAGGCCACACCGATACTCGTTGAAGCCGTCAGGCGTTCCAACGACTGCGCGGTGGCGGGCGCAATCGCCACTTGCCACGACGGCCCCAGATCGGACCAGTCATCGACAAAATCGCCATCGGGTTGCGAAGGCGGCGATCCGAGATTCGGCGCCTGGACCTTGACGGTATGAATCCGTCGCCCGACAGGCATCTGGACGTTCGCCGTCGCGGGCGCTTGCCACGCCATTAGCGAGCCTCCTGAAAGCGCCAGGACGTGCCGGCGAACGGACGGTCATTCCGCGCCCCGAACCGATGCAAGGAACTCTCATCCCCGATGTGCTTGACGAAATAGGGATGGCTGATGACGCTCGGCACCTTCGGCCACGTCAGGAGCGCCCACGTCGCCACGAACTTGTCGAAGCCGATATGCGGGTCGGTGAGCGCGACGTGCTGCCGGCCCCACGGGGCCAGCCCGACCCAATCCGTCAGGTGGTGACGACCCCAGGCCAAGAAGTCTCGTGCCTCGTCGGCCCACAGGATGATCGTTTGCGAGGCCCGGAGACTCGCCAGCGGCCAGTCGTAGGCGTTCACCTTCGCCTTGGGCGGCGTCGTGAACCCGAAACAGCGATAGACGTGCCGCTCACGGCTGGCGTAGCCATCGAGCCACCGCGACAGGCTCCCGACGAAATCCTGACAGAACGCGAGATCGTCTTCGAGGAGCACGATCATCTCGGCGTCATCCTGCAAGCACGCCTCGAGCACGGCCAGGCCGTTCGCGTTTGCCTTGAGCCGCTGCGGTGAGACCGTCAGCCGTGGACACGGCAGATCCGCCAGTTCACCGAGCATCCACGCCCGTTCGCCTTCACTCAGCGTCAGATGGAGCGCGGACACGTCGCCGCCACTCTGCGCGAATCCGCGCAAGGTCACGCCGAGATAGTTGCGCTTCTGGCGCTGCGCCGTCCGCATCCCCAAGGAGAGTCTCATGCGCAGGCCGCCCGTTCCACGGCGTGCCACTGGCGCACCAGTGGGGCCACTTGCGCCCGCCGCTGGTCGCTCACGCCGTCTTCTTTCAAGATGACTTTGCGCAGGCCGCCTTTGACGTGGACGATCCGGGTGAGCTTCGGGTCGAACCGGCCCCACTCGGAATCCTCGCAATTCCACTCACGGCATGGCAGCGCCAAGATTTTGACGCCTTTGGTGTCCGTGCTCGCTAAGGTCGCCACGAGCCCCGCCTGGTCGCAGGCCCCGAATAGTCGCCGCGCCTTCTGAATCTCAAACTGCGACCGGCGAATCGGCTGCGTGCGCTCATACCACGCCCGCAGAAACCGCCGTGCCTGCGCCGTCGCCCGTGCGAAAATCACCCCCGCATTGAGCGGTAACGACGTGCGGGTCTTATCCCGCTGCGTGTAGGCCACATCGAAGGACTTCGCCCACACGTCATCCAGCGGCCGGCGTATCCACATATCGCAGTCGGTCAGCAGCATCGGCGTGTCATCGGGGGCCGTTTCGACGGCTTCGACCCAGCGCAAGAGCTTTGCGGCGTCTTGCCTGACGCGCTGCTCCACGCTCAGTTGTTTCGGCTTGTAAATCGTCACGGCTTCGATGCGCCGATCCCATGACGCGCAGTGCTCGGCCGCGCTATAGGCCAGCACCCGCGCCAGCCGTGCGTAGGGTTCGCCTTCGTAAATGGAAAGCAGGACGGGCGTCATACGCGCTCCAGCACGAGGAACCCGCAGAGTTCTGGATAGGACGCCTTGAGTTGCCATGACCGATCTCGCAGCATCAATTCGTCAATCGCAGGACGAATACCCAACGCTCCGTAGAGCGTCTTCATGTCGGTCGATTGCAGCCGCCTCCGGTCCACATCGGCCGTGCCTTCGCCCAACGTGCCGCGCCAGACCGTATCGTGAAAGACCAGATACTTCGTCACACTGTCCGCATGGCGCGTCAGTTCGGCGTGGCACTGCTTGTAGGTATGCAGACCATCGACGAATAGCAGTTCGCAGACGCTAATCGGCGCGGTCGCGCTGTCGTGGATCTGATACGTCCACCGGCCATTCGCCAACAGTTGCAGCGACCGCGCTTCCGGCGTGGCCTTGATGTCGTAACTCGTGAGGTGCTCGCAGCCGAGCAGGAGCGCCGATGACGACCCGCCCCGTCTGACGCCAAACTCGACGCACTCACTCAGACCGGTCGCCAGGTCGCGCAACCTAGGCAGATGCGGGGCCATGTTGCCGTCGTTGATCTTGATGGCGTGCTGGTAATGCGCCTCAATCGAACTCGTTGGATAGGGCGACGGGATTTTCATGCCGCCACCTGCGCCAGCGCCAGATCGAGAGGCAGACAGGGAAACGTCGTGAGCGCCGTCGAGCGCGTGGCGTTGATGACCGGAATGCCCAAGGCCGCGAGCGGCTTGACGAGTGTCGGAAACAGCCGCAGGCACGCCTGGAACGGCGGCACGCTGCCATCGCGGTGTTTGCCGAAGAAGTGCGTGCCCTTCATGTCGTAGCCGAGCAGGATGATCCGCGCGGCCCCGAGATGCACGGCGAGATTGATCGCCTGATAGCCGCTATTACTGCCCGTCCGCAGGCCCGTGCGCGTGCGCTCGAGGCCCTCTTTTCC